AAATCCTTGCCGTGTACGCGTGCCATGTGCGTGCCTCCTTAGTACCGGGCAAACCCGGCAACATACGTCAATGATGACGAACTATTGATGGTACTGATGCTACGAACATAACGGTTCACGGTGCCGGTCACGGTGCCCGTCTGGCATCCGATAGCCGCCGCCGTTGTGAACGTCACCAGGTCAACCCACGTGGAATTGTTCGTGGAATGTTGCACCTTGACGACGCCGCCGGTGCCCGTCGCTGCCGTGATATGCAGGTTCGCGCGCCCGCCATTGCTGGATGATGCCGCATTGTCGTATGACGTACCGTTGGCACTGGTGCTATCGGTCGCCAACGGATGCAGCAACCGGGCATCAAGTGCGGCACGTCCGGTGCCTTTCAGCGTCGCCGTTGACTTGATCAAATCGCCGATGGCAATGGCCTCGCCAATCTTGGACGCCACGGCATCAGATGCCAGGAACCCCGAGTCACCGACCGCATCCGCGCTATCCAGCCAAATGGACAGGACGCTTGCCCCGGTGGTGTTCACGCCTAGGATGTCCTCCAATTGGCGGCCGATGGTCGTGCTTGTCGCCCCGGCATTTGTCTGGTAGAACCCGCTGAACGACGCTTCCCACGCTCCTAGGCCCGGGTCAAATGCCCGCCATCCCGACGAGGCAAACGTCGTCACGTCGTGGGTCTCGGCACTGGGGGACAAATCAACCGACACGATATCCCCGCTGATGTCGCGGCCGCCGAGGTATACGCGGGCGTCCTTGCCGTGCAGCCTAGCCACTCGTCACCTCCCCGGCGGGCGCATCGTCCGCCACGACGGCATCAGAAGCAGCCACCGGCGGTTCAGGATCGTTTACGATCACCGCCGCTGGTGCATCCGGCACGGCAACCCGTTCGATCCATCCCTGAGCAGCCAACCAATCGTTGGCAGTCGCGATAGAGTCGGGCACAACGTCACCGGCCTCGTACCGGGCTTCATGCCCGTCGTCCTGCAAATGGTTGATGCCAACCCGCGCAATCCAAGTCATCGCGGCCAAACCTCCACGGCAAACCGTACCCCGAAATATTCAGACCCGCCGTACGCAATGCTACCGTACTCGCGCCATCCGGTTACCCGCACGGCATCGACCATTCCGCCAAGCGTCTTGTCGCCTTCGATGGCCGCCTTGATCGAATACGTCCCGGTGCGTGGCAAATACGCGTCCACCAGGTCTTGTGCCATTTCGAAGGGTGACCCGACCGGCACGGCAAGCAACGTCAATTCGAACCGTGCCGTGTCGGCCGCATTGGCAAACGTCAAATCGTAGTCCTGCATGTCGGGCCGGATCAGGATGCATGGTGCCTGCGGTGTGGCCGGTATCGTGGCATAGGTCGTCAATCCGGGAATGGTCGCGAGCCGTGTGGCAAGCGCCGACCGTATTTGCGTGATCGTTGCCATTTACGCTTTCCAAGCCGCTTCAATCATCCGCGCCGCGTGCGCGATCTCCGCCTTGATCTCCGATTGCGATGCTAGCAGGGCGTCCTTCAGGAACGGCTTGGGTGGTATGCCCTTCCGTGCGATTGAACGCGCAATCAGGAACGCGACCGCACGCACCCGTACGGAGTCCGGGGCTAGGCGTTTCCCCTTGCCGCCCCGGTTCAACAGTTTCTTCTGGGAAACCCATGCGGCTATTGCGTCAATCGGAGGCATCTTTGCCCCGGCGCGCCTGCCCTCATGCACGTAGATGGCGTGCGGCTTGTTGGTGCCGACCGTTGCGAACAATGGCACCGGCCGCGTGTCCAGCACCGATGTGATGCTTGCTCGCAGCGTCCCCATGTTGAGCGGTGCGCGTCCGTACGGCGTGCTGCCGGGCGTCAAGAATTCCTTTGCCTGGTCACGCACCAGCATGCCCGAGCGCGTTAGCGCGTATGTCAATGGCGGTGCCATGAGGGCGTCGGTGCGAAGCCGGGCCACCACACGATTGCGGCCCGCATTGCGGTCGTTGCGCCAGATTGGTTCCTTGCCGTCCAGCACAAGAAACATGTCCACCGCCTGTCCTACCATTGAACAAGCGCCCCCAATTCGACGCGAATGTACGGGGCGATCAGGGCTTGGTAATCCGGATCAGTTTTGCCGACGCGGATGGCCTCGGTCAATTGTTCGCCACCGATCACACCCAATGGGGATTTGGTGCGCTCGAACATCCGGGCCGCCATGATGAGGCACGCCTCCGCGATCATGCGCGGATGGTCGCCCGCCGTGCAATAGCCGAATACGCCGGTGATCTTGACGCCGCGTCGGAGCCGCGGGAAGGTGTATATGCCGGTGCTATTGACCACGACCCGCGTGTACGGCACCTTGTTGGCCGGTTCCAGATCGAAATCCTGCCCTTCCGTCCAGGTGTACCCATACGTGCGTATCCCATGCCCCTGCACCGATATGGTCTGCATGAGGCTTATCGATTGGATGTCATCGGGACAAAACAGGGTCAGGTGATCATCAGGCGTGTAGTAGCGCGTCGCGGAGGTCGTGAAGAATTCGCGTTCCGTGTCTTCATCAATGCGCCTGCTGGCGGTCTCGATGAATCCTTCAAGCGTCGAGTCGTACGTCGTGGTCGCGCTTGCGATGGACAGCCGCGCTTTCAGGTCGGCCAGGGTTGCGTATCCGTTGGTGATTGCCATGGCTAGGCGGACGCATTCCCCACCACGGTGATAGCACCACTGGTGTACGCGCTGATGCGCGCGCGGATGGCCGCCAGTCCTGCGGCGTCGTCGGCTATGTATATGCCCACGGTCGTCTGCGTTGTGGCGTGCGTGCGCGCGGTCGTCGATAGGTCGGACAGGGCGTAGGTCACCCAATTGGTGCCGTCTACCGTACCCTCAAACGTGATCGTTCCTACGAACGTCCCCGTTACCTGAAACATCGCCGCCTTGGCCCCGTCCATCGGTAGCACCGTTCCGTTTCCGGTTGCGGCCGCCGCGTTTTGCATAACCACGACGCCGGATTGTGATGCCCTCATTGGTCGCCTCCAGGATTGCCCGGTGCTGCCCGGGTTGCGTCAAAGCCCGCGTCGTGGCGTCTGCCATTAAATGCCGTCCAAGAATGCCAGAACCCACACCGATACCGTCACGTCGGCGGTGACGGGAAGCCACCCGGAATCGGTGGTCAGTTTTACGCCCACGTAGGATCCAGCCACGCCCCGGTTTGCCTCACGTGGGTTGCGCGTGTACGTAGTGGTGGTGTTGGTGGCATTCAGGATCGCCTGCACGCCTGATGCCGTGCCGTCAATCGTGGCATCGACGGTAAGGGTGCCCGCGGTGCGTGCCGTGCTTGCAAGAATGCTGATGCCGACAATCTCAAAATCGAATGGCATTGCGTGCCCGGGCACCGCCAATACATCGTCGGCCGATCCGCCCGCGTTTCGTACCTCGATGACGTTCATGGGGACGGCCGACTGGGATGCTGCAACGTCGGATTGACCAAACGTCAACTTGACCAACTGGCCCTTGGATGTGATGCGTTCAATTGCGGTCATGGTGCTTCCTTCCGGCTAACCACCCGCGCGCGACCACGCGCGCGGGGGGTAGCGCATCGGTATACCGCGTTTAGACGGTGATGTTGTACAGCACGTCGGCCGCGTCGATGCCGCTGGCGGCTCCGGTCGGTGAGTACCGTCCGAACCCGACGCGCACATACAACGCCAGCACGTTCTGGTCAGTCCGGATGTCGCGCCAGGTCTCGACCCGTACGCGCCTTCTGTACCCCACCTTGAAGCCATTGCGATTGAACGCTACCACCTGTCCCTTGGTGTTGTTTGCGCTGGTGTTCGAGACATTGCCCGTCGCGTTTGTCTTTGCCATTGCCATGGACGTAATCAACGCATTCTGACCGACGCGCCCGATCTGGCCGGTAAGGACAGTCGCATTTGTCCCGAATTTGTCCACCGTGATGACCTCATCAAGCATGGCCGCCTTGTCAGCGGTATCCGGGTCGCACACATACACCAGGTCAGCCGGATTGGTGGGATGCCCCCAATCCTGAAGGTAGGTGTCGTTGCGCATGCGCTTCTGCTGCTCCTTGAGGAGCGAGTACGTCAACGCACCGTTGGCGTTCTTCGAGTTGCCGGTGTTGTCCGTCAGACCGACGCGCCGGATGCCATTGAATGCGAGGTAGTGCTTGGTGCTGCCGGGGGTGCTGTCCACAAGGTTGATGTTTCCGGTGCTTGCCGTCGTCGTGTCCCCGTTCAGCACGAGCGAGTCCATGTAGTGCGCCGTCGCGACGGCCAACTGCTGCCGAAGGAACGGGACGAACGGAATGAGGCTATCCTCGTCCATTTCGCCGCTCCAGTACTGATTGAACCCCAATTTCTGGGCCGTGATTGACACCCGGTTGGTACCGCTGTTCACGGACGGGTTGGGCGACTGTGTGCTGCTGGTTGATTCGCCGTACAGGAGCATTTCCGGCAAATCGGCCTCGACAGGCAGGTACGCGACCGGGTCCGTCATCTCGAAGGAATTGAGCAGGGCAAACACGCGGGACTCGGTGCGTGCGGCCATCCAAAGGTCACGCACGTATTGCGCCCCGATGATTTGGTTGCCGTATCCCGACTGGGTCGTATCCATGCTGGCCTTGGTGGCGGTGCGGTACGCATCGGTCGCCCACCACATGCCCTTGGCCGCCAGGTCGCGGTCTGCGCCCGCATATGACGCGACCGGGATGCGCGGGAAGAGGTTGTCAAGGGCACGCTGGTCAATCGCGCGTACATCTGACTCCGGCATGTACACCGCGTCGCTGATGCTCTTGAACGCGTTTTCGAGATCGGCCGACGGGCCACGCCCGCGCCCGTTGGCGCGCTCGGCCATCTGCAAGTCATAGAGGAATTCCACGTCACTGGCGGTCAGGCCATGACGCGCAAACTTGCTTCCGGCAATGCGTGGTTCGCTGCCCGCAAACTTCAACTTGCGATGAAATTCGCTGCTTGGATCATTGATCGCGGCTTCGACAATCTGCCGGGCGATGGCCGCGGCCCGCTTCTCGAATGCGTCGTCACTGGTCACGTGTTCGGGCAATGACTTCAGGCGCGCCTGCACATCATTCAGCATCGTGCCCAATTCGTTCGTGTTCATATCCTTACCTTCTACCTTCCAGGAATGCGCGGAGGACGTCGGTGTTGTAAGTCACCGCTGGCGGTTTGCCCATGCCGTCATCCATCGATGGCATCGGGCCGCCCGGCGCTTCGCCTTCGGGTGGCTCGCTGCTCTCCGGTGGCATCGTCACGCCAATGGATTCCAGCACGGCAATGATGAGGTTTTCCGCCTGCCCAATATGGTTTGCAGTCATGACGTTGCATTCTTCGGCCATTTCCATGGCGTCGTGTGCGGCCCGCAGCACGGCCTCATTGGCGCTGCTGATGACGCGTCCAGCCTTCGTGGCAACGGCCGGTTCGTTCTCCCAGAACTGCCCGTCACGTTCGCGCACGCCCCATTTGCGCAGGATCGCCCCTTCAACGAATGCCGGGGGTTCCTTGTCGAGCGCACGGTACACCCGCTCCAAACCGTTGTACACGCGGCGTCGCGCCGCGTCATCGGTGGCATGGTCGTTCAGTAACGCGTACATCGCGCTGGCAACGGACGGCCATACATTTTCGGTCAGTGCATCCATGGTCACGCTCCCATCATACACAGGTTTCGCGCCGTTGCCTGCAATGCCATCCACGGTGCGCACCCGCACCGCCTCCGCATTGGCCGGTACCGGCACCACGCTGATTTCCAATAATTCCTTGACGGTGTGCCGCACGGCATTTGCCGGGTCAGGCCGCATGTTCACAAGCGCTTTCGCCTGATCCGCCGTTAACGCGCGGCGGGCCGCCGGTACGTCGGGGTACTGCATGGTGATCGGGCGGAACCCGACCGACACCGCGCGCAGGTCTCCACCATCCACGAGCATTTGCGCCAACCGGCCATTCGGGGTGTCATTGAACCGGATGTCCGCGTACCAGCCGTCCGTGCCCTGGCTAATCGATACGGCACGCCCGACAATGGCCTCGATGTCGCCGTATTGGTGGCTATTCAGCACGACCGGATTGGCAAGGTAGTTCCCGAAATCCCAGCCCTCGACGGTCACGATTTCGCCTTGCCGGTCAACGGCCGCGGTTGTCATCCTGAACGTATAGACGGGCACGCCATCCGCGCCGGCCTCGGCCTTGGAAGCGTAGGACGCGGTCGTATACATGCGGTCGGGTGCCGGTTGGTGTGGTGTTTTCATCGTGCGCCTTTCATGGTTTCACCGGCCGGTATTCCGTGTCCGGGCCGACCGCGTCGGGCAACGGCTCCGGCACCCATGACGGCACCACGAACGGCCCCGGCTTGTGATCGTAGTCTAGTATCCGCTGCCAAAGGTAGTGTCGCATCATGTGGACAACCTCTTTGTCATTGGTCAATTGCCCGCCGATATAGCCAATGGTGCCGTCGCGCAATCGTATGCGTATCGTGTCCGTGGTTGGGTAATCGGTTCCGACAAACACCCACCCGGCATTGACTACGGACGTTTTCAATTCAAAATCGGTTTGCCGTGTTTGGTCAGCGAAATCCCATTCCAGCATCGTGGTATTGCGCATGGTTGCAGATGGGACAATGCGCGGATTCAATGGCATCACAACCCCCTTGGAATGTCGGCCAGCGTCGGCGCGTTCAGGATCGCGTCGCGCATGCCGTTGTACGTCGTCACCGCCACATTGCCGCGTCCGATGCGCTTGATGTACCGCATTTTCAACCCTTCCAGATGCGCCACCAACTCGTTTTCCCCAATGCCCAGGAACATGTCCTTTGATGGTTCATTGGCAAGGTTGCGCCCCTGATAGTACGTGCCCATGATCCGGTGTATGGGCACGTCCTGAACGGTCAAAGCGTCACCAAACACCGAAATGGCGGTGATGGCCGAGGTGGATTCAATCGCTCCGCGCTGCAAGACCTTGACATCTCCCGCTCTTATGCCCTGATCTTGGATCACTCGCGGATCTTCAGTGCGCAGTACCCGGACGGTGTACGGGTCACCGAAGTCGTCACGCCGGGCTTGGATGCGCGTGCGTTCGAGCAGGGCGTAACTGAACGCGTTCTGCATGGCCATGGTCGTTTCAAACGACTCGTAGGCGTCTGCGGCGTTGGGACGTTGGTTAATTGGTAGAGCGGCAAGCGTTTGCGCAAACACTCGTGGCACGTTTTGCCGCGCACCAATCAATACTTCATCGAACGTGGTCGCCGCCCTTACAACCCCTTGCCCCAGATCGACCTGCACCTCTCCCCTAGCATCACGGTGAAAATACTTGTCGAAATCCACTTCGCGTTGCGCCGCGTACCATGCCTTCACCAATGCCGGTTGCGCATTCCAAGAATCACTGCCTTGCTGGCGTGCCCATTCCTGGATGAACCCGTAGTTGCCTTTGGCGTCGGCCAGTGCCTTCTGGAAGATCGTTAGCGGGCTTGCGCTGCCGTCGCGCTTGGTCGCATCCCGCAACGCGTCGAAGAGGTCGCCATTTTCATCGACTGCCCACCGTGGGTCTGGCGTGCCGCGCGTGAACGCCGTGTTCAGCACCAACTTTTGGGGTAACGCCTCGGCAAGCCCGTCGCGCATCAACTGTTGGTAACCGCGCGTGAACCGCTCCACGTAGGCGTCCTTGTACTTGTCGTCCTTCATGGTGGTGACCTGACGTTCAAACCGCTCCATGTTGTCCATGCGCGCCCCGAGCATTCCCACCACGTCCGCAAGCCGTTCAACGGACAGGTCGGCCGCCCCGAACCGCGCCTTCAGTTGCGTGACCTGAGCGGCGACCTCGCGCGGCGTCAAGTGCCCGAACACCTGCGCGGCTTTCGGGTTCGTTGCCGCATCGCGCATGCCCCACAAGTCCACCACCCCGGCATTCCACGCCTTCGGGTCTTTCAACGCACCTTGCGCGCGGTACCGCAATGCCCCGCCGTTGTCGATGCGCCATACGGTGCCGTCCGGTTCAACCAGCACATTGTCCTCGCCCATGCCGATCACGTCCCAATTACCCATGAGCGCATCGACGGCAAAGCCCTTGCGGATTTCATCGAGTGCGGCCGCCTTGGCCACCGGGTCTAGGTCTCCCAGCATCTTGCCCTCGATGTATCGGGACAGTTTGACCAGTTGCCCGCGGGCATTGCGGTAGTCCTGGAATTCCGGCACGTTCATCCCGAGGGTCTGGTACACCGTGTCCGCCGCCATCTCCTCCTTCAGGTGCCCCTCGTTATTGCCCGTCTTGCGGATGAATAGCGCGCCGGTAGCAGGATCCTGCACCAGTTGCGCCCCCGTGGAACCGCCCAACCCGCGCACTACGTTCAATCCGTCCGCATCCGCCGGAAAAGGTGGCGGACCTTGCGGAATGACAATGGCCTCGGGTTCGGGTGCGGCCCCGGGCTTCGGTTTCGGCTTGCGGCCCGGTTTCGCTCCTGGAACCTTGCCGGGCGATACCGGGATATCCACCCGTGGCGCAAGGGTGAACTTGACGGTACACCGGCAATTCACGACCTCCTTGGCCGCTGGCAACTGGTGCGGTGCCGGGCCGTGGTACGCGCCTACGTGGAAATCCTCGTCCAGTGCGACGGTCTGCCCATGCGCCGCGACGTGCGACCGGCGCGTACGTGCGTCCAGTGCCGCCATCCACGTTTTTGATTGCACCACACCGGATTGCCGGGCCGCCTCGACAGCCCCGGCATTCGACGCGCCGACCGTTTCCGTCCTTGCAATGGCCTCAACGCGCCATTCCTGGATTGCCCCGAATTCGGCGCGCACCCGTGCCATGGTGTCGCTCAATGCTTCGCCTGCGCTGAAGCCCTCCACAAGCGACGCGCGCAACCGGTTCCATGTCGTTTCGTTGACCTGCCGGGCAAACGTCTGCGCCTTGTTCGCCAGCCACTGCTGGGCTACCGGGTCGCCCAAATCGAACGACAGCGCGATCCCCAATTGGTCGTGCGCAAGCGCCACGCCCTCGACATATGACGCACGGATGACCGGCGTGGCGGTCTCCGCCAACTTGCGGTTCCATGCCGCTTGGTCAAACGGGTCTGCGACCGCGCCCGAAGCGTCCTTGATGCCCCGGCGGCCGGTGGTCAGCGACGCCAGTACCGACTTCTCTTGCCGCCTAAAGTAGTCGGACAGTACCGATACCCACTGGGTTTCCTGCGCACGCGTTGATGCGGCAAAGCGCTTGTAGAGCGTCCAGTGCCCGGGCGAGCCGTATGCCGGGATGTCGGTACCGGCGGGCGCTACCGCCGACGCGCTTTTTTTTGCGGAGTGTCCGCGTCGTCGTCGTACCAGTAGTCCGCCGTCAGCATCTTGACGGGTTCAGGTGCCGCCGGTTGCGTCGTTGTGGGTGGCGGCGTCCTTAACTCCATGGACGGCAACACCGTGGGCGTTGGCGCGCCACTAAGCGCGGCCATGGTGTCGGCCGTCACCGGCGACATCACCTTAGTGTCCATCCATGCGGCGTCACCCCACGCAAACCCGCTTTCGCCTGGTGGGAGGAACCGCGGTGCCAGTTCCTGCAATGCCCGGTTGAGCGGTACGCCCACGCCTACCAACTTTACGACCTGATCAATCAGCGCGGCGCGATCCTCCTGCAAGGTGTCGATGTCGCCGAGGTCAAATTCGATTTCGTCGGCTTCCCCGCCAAACAGGGGCAGCAACTGTTCCTGCAATTCGTCGGCAATGAACGACGCCTCCGGTATCAGGGTGTCCGTCCACAACGCCTTGGCGGCCTGCTCCACGTTGCTGTACGTCGCGTGTTCATGGTCGCCAATCAATTCGGGTGGCACGCCGTACACCATGGCGACCTCTCGCAAACCCCATTGCATCAGGCCGAGGAACTCCGCGTCCTTTGGCGTCAGGGTCAGGCTTTGGAACGATACTGGTTGGGTCATGACGGCTACACGGTGCGCCTTGTCCGCACCCCGGAACCGGCGTTCGAGCATCTGCGCAAGCGACTCGGCTTGTTCCCGCGATAACGCCTGGGTCTTGTCGGCCGGGCCTAGCACACCCGCCATCTGCATGCCGCCCTCAAAGATCGCCCGGTTGGAACGCATGGCCCCATACGACGTGTCAATGGCTAGCCGCGCGGATGCGATAGGGGATAGGCCGCTATATTCGTCCTGCGGGTTGTCGTATTTCAGCCAGATCACGTCCGACGCGTCAAACGCCATGGTGCGCCCGCCGTCGTCGTAGATGTAGCCCTTGATGTACTTTGCCGGGTCAGGCACGACGCGCATCTTCGACGGGTGCGCCCACCAGATTTCGCGCGGCGCGGTTTGGCTTGCCGTGCGGCCCTCCACTCCGGTTTCAAGAATCCAGAACGCCTGCCCGTAGGCGCACAATGACATTTCGGTCATGCGGAGCAACCGACGGAATGTCCAATGCGGGTTGACGGCCCGTAACAGGTCGTACAACCGCCCATTGGTCACTTCCACCCGGTCGCCATTCAGCGCGCGCTTGTACAGCCGCAACCCCAATTTCGCAAGGTTCTTGGCCCTGATGTTGGAACATGCGTATACCGCCGTGTTGGACGCGACATAGTCGCCGTACGACTGCGGGGCATAACGGTTGTTATCGCGGCCCATGGACGTGTCGAAGTCGTCCACGGCAAGGTTCCCCATCGGCATGGCGCGCCGCCGGATGCGATCCCACCACGATGCCATCAGACCATCACCCATTCGTGTTGCGAAACGATCAGGTCAGTTAGCGCCCACACGAGCGCGTCCAACCGGTCGGGCGATTGACTGGTTTCCGGCGTATACGTTGACATTTGATCCTCCAGCCGCTCAAACACCCCGACGTGATGCACCCGGCCCTGTTCGTACAGGGCCGCCACCGGTTCCGCACGGGAGACCTTGCCACGGCTTGCGCGCACCGCACGGTACGGCACGTTCGGGTCAACCATCCGTAGCACGGTCTCCACCAGGTCACCGCCGTTGTTCGCCTCCGCAACGATGCGGTCGGCCTGCCAACTAGTGTAAGCGGCAACCGCCGCCCTGGCCCATCCATCCGGTGACGCACGCAACGACCGATCCGCAAGCACGTATCCGTGCCCATCCGTCCCGAGACCCACCACCACCATGCCGGTTTCGTCTGATGTCTCGTGCGCGGTAACCGCCGGGTCAATCGCGACCACGACGCGTTGCATGGTCGGCACGGTGGACACCCGTGCGTCATCGATCATGGCACGCGTCCACAATGCCCCGGGCGTGTCCTCGAGCAATTCGGCGTACAGTTCCTGCCGTCCCAGCCGGGTGCCCGCGTATTGGCGCTTGATGGAGTCCAGAAACGGTTTCGGTAGGTTGGGCGCGTTATCGAACGTGCTGCCTCGGGTTATCACCGTGTCGTGCGCCTTGATCAGGTCACGTATCAACCGCACGGGCTTCGGCGTGGTGGTGACAACCGTGCGCGGGTTGTTGCCCAGGCGCATGCCCATCTGGAGCATGTCCCATGCGTCGGGATAGCGCCATGCGGCCGCCTCGTCGCACCACGCCGCGTCATGCTGGGGACCGCGCAACCGGTCGGGTTCGTCGGCCGAATACGTCACGGCAATTGCGCCGTTCGGCCATGTGATGCGGCGCTTCGACGGTTCATAGTGCGGCCGGGCCGACGGTGCCGCAATTGCCAACATGCCAGACTCGCCTTCCACCATGACATCCCGCGCATCGGCCGCTGTCGGTGCCACAAGCGCGATCCTGCCGTATCCCGCTGCAACCTGCGCGCGCACCCATTCGGCCCCGGTGCGGGTCTTGCCAAAACCCCGGCCCGCCAGCACAAGCCACGTGCGCCAATCGCCCGTGGGAGGTTGCTGGTTCGGCCTACCCCATGTCGTCCAGTCGTACAGGAGCGTTTCGGCCGCTTCCATCGTCGGCGCTACCGTCCTCGCCGTCAGTTCGATGGCCTGCACCTGCTCGGGCGACAGCGATGCGCGCCAGCCGCTCGGCGATGATCTCGCGCGCCGCGTCGAGGTTGACATTGACATTCACCGGCCCTCCATTGGCCCCGGTCACGGACACCGTTTGCCGTCCGTATTCATCGGGGTACCGCCGCTCCAGTTTCCATGCGGCCGCTTGCCATGTGCCCTCGCGCGCGGCGTTCTCAATCACGTTAAGCCAGCCAACGGACGCTTCGCCCTCAGCGATTTTGAAAGCGTCCAAAAAATCCGGGTGCCGCTTGCGCCAAGCAATGATCGTATCCTCCGTAACCCCGGCATACGATGCGGCCAGCCGCTGGGTCGCACCCATGCGTATTGCGCTGATGATGCGCTCCACCCGTTCGGGCGTGTATTTCTCGCGTGCGCCTCGACGTTCAGCCATGATCATCACCCCTTGGCGCAACGGTACCGGACGTCGCCCCATGGTCGCGCAATACGTCCCGGATGTCGCGGCCGTCAATCGCGTCGCCTATGACATCCCATCCCGGCCGCGGCTTGCGGCCAAACACGTCCACCCGTGGCACGTCCCCAAACAAGGTTTCCACGCGGTCGTAGAACGTATCGGGCTTCGCCGAATGCGCCCCCGATGGCGCGTGCAGCCATCGGCGCACCGCCTTCGAGACCCGCGGTATGCCGTTGCCTTTGGTGGCAATCCAGCATTGTTCGGGGTTGGCCCGCGTGTAATAGCCTAGGCCCATGTGTTCGCGTCCCGATGGACGTTCTTTTGTCCAGTAGATACCCACCGTCTTGTAGGTCAGTCCCCACGCGGCTAGGCATTGCATGGCCTGCGGAAGCATGGAGTCGATCACCCAGAGCATCACTACCGCATTCGGCGCAAGAAGGTTGCCAATGGGCAGTGCGGCCAGTTGCGCGGTGTCGATGGTCAAGTACGGCAATTGGCGTTCGCCAGCGCCTTGCGTCCATTGCTGCCATTTCCATGGCGGATCAACCACGGCAAGCGAATAACGCGTCATACGGCACGCTCCCAATCTCCGGGAATTTCACGCACCGTGATATCAACCCGCGGATCGTGCCGGTCTGTCCACCGACGTGCAATTAGTTGCACGATTTGCCGGTCATCACGATATATCACCCCTTGGAGACTATCAAGGAGTGCCTTCAGCACGTTGTCCAGGTCTCCGGCATTGCGCGGCCGGTATACGTCCAGTTCGACGGTCACCGCGCCCTCAAGCAATCGTGGCAAGCCGCATGACGCACGGATGGCGGCCCTATACTGGGCCGCCTCCGCTGACAACGATAACCACCCGCCCCGGGTGCGCACGTACATGTGATTGACGGACGGTGGGTACGGCAGGATGGCGCGCCATTCCGAGATCATGCGTCAATGTCGTTCAGGTACGGCCTGACCGCCTCGCGCGCACGGTGCAAGCGGGATTTGACCCCGATTAACGTCGTGCCCAACACCTCGGCAATTTCGGCGTAACTCATGCCGTCACCGGACATCTGGAGCAATGCGCGCCGTTCAGGCGTCAACCGTGCGGCCGCGATTTCCGCAGCAATCCGCCCACGTTCGGCCCGCAAATACACGGACTCCGGGTTGCCGTCCTCATCGATGGCTTTGAACCAAAGCAACGTATCGCGATGCAAAGCCGCCACACGGTCGGCATGCCTGGCGTTGGTGAAATAGGTTTCGCGCCGTGCCCAATCGAAATGCAGATTGGTTGCCACTCGGTACACCCAGCCGCGGATCCGCGCACCGACTGACCCGTACGGCGCGTCGAATGCGGTCTTTTCCGGCAACCGTTCCCAGACCCTGAACCACGTTGCCTGAACCAGATCGTCGCGCCATTCGCGCAAGCGTGGCGTGCGGAGCCGCATGTATAGCCAGCGTTCCAGTTCGCCGTTCAACGCGTCGTGGATTCGGGCGAAAAATTCCT